CTAATTTAAAAATACAACAAAAAATAAACAATTAAATTATAAATATATGAACACACTACAAAACGTTTACAACAAGTTATCCGACAAAACGGAGTTAGCAAAGCACGAAGTTAATTTGGCAATTACGGATAAACTAAAAGTTGAGTTAAAAAAATATGTTTCATTGGTTTCTGCAAGTGGAAAAAATTTAGATAATTTTTACACTCCGATAAGACAACTTGAAAGAGAAATTGCCGAATTAAAAGCAAACACGGCTAACGTTGCTGCAATAGCGCAAGATTTAAGAAAGCAAGAAGATTTAGTAAGCGCAGAACTTGATTTAGTTACAAAAAAAGTTAATGAAGCAAAAGCTGATTTAGGTATTAAAATAGATATAAATGAATTAGTAGATTTAAGTAGTTTAAATTCAACAAATACTATTTCAACAAGAATACAAAGTGATGCAAATGCTTATCTTAAATATGTAAACACTTTACAAAAACCAACAATTTAAACAAAACACGAAATATGAAAACAAGCGTAATTAATCAAATTAAAACACTTTTAGGAATGGAAGTGAAATTAGAAACAATGAAGTTAATGGACGGAATAACAATTTTTGAAGCGGATGCTTTTGAAATGGATAAAGAAGTTTTTATTGTAACTGAAGACGAACAAAAAATACCTGTTCCAATTGGAGAATATGAATTAGAAGACGGACGTATTTTAGTTGTAGAAGTTGAAGGAATTATTTTAGAAATAAAAGAAGTTGCAACTGAAGAAGAAGTTGTTGAAGAAGCACCGGAAGTAGAAGTTGAAGTAGAAGCTGAAGCAACACCAACAGCAAAGAAGACAATTGAAAGCGTAGTTAAAGAAACGTTCTTTGCAGAAATAGAAAAATTAACAAACGAAAATATAGAGTTAAAAGCACAATTAGAAAAGTTGTCTAAAGTTGACGAAGTTACAAACGAAGTAACCGAACTTTCAGACATCACGCCAATTTCATTTAACCCTGAAAACACGAATGAAGTTGAACACTTCCAATACGCAAGTAAAAGACCACGTTCAATTATGGATTCAATTTTAGAAAAAATAAACAAATAATATTAACAATTTTAAATAAAAAAAAATGAGTGGAACTTTAATTTCAATATCAAATGACGAATTACGTCAAGTATTAGAAACACAAGTAATTAGTTCAGCAATTACTTTAAGCGCAGCAGATTCAGGAAAACAATTTTCTTTGAATGCAGCAGCAGGAGCGCAAATTACATTACCGGCAGTAGCAACTTCAGCAGGTTTAAATTTCCGTTTTACCGTACAAGCGTTATTTGCAACTACAGCTTGGACAATTAAAGCGGCAACAAATGTTATTCAAGGTGGCGTAATTGTTAATTCAGTTAACGTTTTGGGTGCAGATGAAAACACAATTACTTTTGCAACCGCTGCCGATACAATTGGCGATTTTGTTCAATTAAATAGTGATGGCGTTAATTGGTATGTTTCAGGAGTAGGAGCAACAGCAGGCGCAATTACATTAACAGCAGTTTAATTTTTAAAAATTTATACAATGAAAAACATTAATTTAAGTACAACAACATCAATTACCACAACTTACGAAGGTCAGTTTGCAGGTAAATATTTAGCAGCAGCTTTATTAAGCGCACCAACACTTGAGCAAGGCGGAGTAACTATACTTCCAAACGTTGCTTACAAACAAGTTATGCAAAAAGTTGCAACAGGTGACATCGTTGCAAACGCAACTTGTGATTTCACACCTTCATCAACTATAACACTAACAGAAAGAGTTTTAACAACAGAAGAATTTCAAGTAAATTTACAACTTTGCAAGTCAGACCTAGCACAATCTTGGCAATCGGCTGAAATGGGTTATTCATCGTTTAAAACGTTGCCAAAATCTTTTTCAGACTTTTTAATTGCACACGTAGCAGCTAAAGTAGCAGCTAAAATTGAAACTACAATTTGGAACGGAACAAACGCAACAGCAGGAGAATTTGCAGGATTTAAAACTTTGTTTTTAGCAGACGCAGACGTTATTGACGTATCTTCACCATTGACAACAACTTTAGACGCAACAACTGTAATTGGCGAAATTGGAAGAACAGTAGATTTAATTCCGGCAGCACTTTACGGAAACGAAAATTTAAGAATTTATGTATCACAAAAGATTGCTAAATTGTACGTTCGTGCTTTGGGTGGTTTTGGTGCTTCAGGTTTAGGAGCTAACGGAACAAACACACAAGGAACACAATGGTACACAAACGGAAGTTTATCTTACGACGGTATTCCAATCTTTATGGCTAACGGACTTGGTGCAAACAATATGGTTGCAACAACTGTTGATAACCTTTATTTTGGTTGCGGACTTTTAAATGACAATTCACTTGTTAAAGTAATTGATATGGCTGATATAGACGGTTCACAAAATGTTCGTGTAATTATGCGTTACAATGGAGCGGTTCAATACGGTATCGGTTCAGACGTAGTACTTTACGGAGTATAACATTAAATAAAAAGCGTAGGCAACTGCGCTTTATTTTATTCACATAAAAACATAAACAAAAAATGTGTACACTTACAACAGGAAGAAAAGAAGTATGTAAAACATCGGTTGGCGGTATTGACGCAATTTATTTTATAAATTACGATGATATGGACGTTATTACTTATGATGCTACAAATACTGATAGTATTCAAACAGTAACAGGCGTAACTTCTTTATTTAAATATGAATTAAAAGGCGCAAATTCTTTTGAGCAAACAATTACAAGTTCACGTGAAAACGGAACAACATTTGTTGAGCAAACTTTGACTTTTACATTAAAAAATTTAGATGAAGCAACGCATAAACAAATTAAATTATTGTCTTTTGGTAGACCACACGTTTTAATACAATCAAGAAATAATCAATTTTTTCTTGCAGGTTTAGAACACGGAATGGACGTAACAACAGGCGTTATTTCAAGTGGTGTTCAAATGGGTGACCTTTCGGGTTACACTATGACGATGGTCGGAAATGAGAATTTAGCAGCTAATTTCTGCGAAGTTGTAGTTGCAGCAGGTAATCAAGTAACTGACGCCAATTTAATAGCGGTATTTACAGGAGCAACAATAATTAAAGTTTAATTAAAAAAAATTATTTTTAAAGCCGTTCTTCATAGTTCGGCTTTTTTTTTGTCTTAAAAAAAGAACAAAAACACGAATATTTAATTATAACTATATGATAGTATTAACACCTTCTACAAGTCCACAGACGTTTAGTTTTATTCCACGTGACAATTCCTTTAATGTTATGGAACTAACAGACGAACAAACAAACGTAACAACAGCGGTAGCGATTACTTCAAGCACAACAGGAGACTATATAAACACGATTACAGCAACGTTTGGTTTAATAGAAGGACATTTTTACAATTTAGTCTTAAGAGTAGGTACAACCATTATATATAAAGACCGAGTATTTTGCACGGCACAAAGTTTAGTTACGTTTTCGGTTAACAATAATCAATACGTTTCTAATTCAACAACAAATGATTTTATAGTATATGAATAATTTACACGTTTTAAATTTGTCGGCTTATACGTCACCTGTAGTATCGGAAACTAACCGAGAAAATTGGGTTGACTTTTTAACTGAAGACGGAGCGCAATACTTTCAATTTTTAATTGAAAGATATAGCAACTCAACAACGAACAACGCTATTATAAACAACGTAGCACGATTAATTTACGGAAAAGGATTAAGTGCATTAGACGCTAATAAAAAGCCAAATGAGTACGCACAAATGATGTCTTTATTTCACAAAGAAGACGTACGTAAAATGGTTCTTGATAGAAAAATGTTTGGACAATTTGCTATACAAGTACATTATAATGACAAGCACGACAAAATATTAAAAGCATATCATATACCGGTTAATCTTTTAAGAGCTGAAAAATGCGATAAAGACGGACAAATAACAGGATATTACTATTCGGATAATTGGGACGATACTAAAAAGTTTGCGCCAATTAGATTTAACGCTTTTGGTTATTCAAAAGACAAAATAGAAATATTATTTTCTAAACCTTATTCGGTTGGAATGAAATATTATGCTTATCCGGACTATCAAGGTGCTGTTCCTTATACACTTTTAGAAGAAGAAATTGCCGACTACTTAATTAACGAAGTGCAAAACGGATTTAGCGGTACAAAAGTTGTTAATTTTAATAACGGAGTTCCAACAGACGAACAACAACAAATCATATCAAACAAGGTACTTGACAAGTTAACAGGAAGTCGTGGACAAAAAGTTATTGTAGCTTTTAACAACAACGCAGAAAGCAAAACTACAGTTGAAGATATTCCGTTAAACGATGCTCCTGAACACTACACGTATTTAAGCGAAGAATGTTTGCGTAAGATTATGTTAGGACACAATATAACTTCACCTTTATTATTTGGTGTTGCTTCAACAAATGGCTTTTCAAGTAACGCAGAAGAACTTAAAAATTCAAGTATTCTTTTTGACAATATGGTTATAAGACCATTCCAAGAAGAAATATTAGACGCTTTTGATAGCATATTAGCATTTAACGGAATTGCTTTAAAGTTATTTTTTAAGACTTTACAACCACTTGAGTTTACGGACTTGGAAAACACGCAAAACGAAGAACAAGTTGCAGAAGAAACAGGAACAGAATTAAGCGCACACACAAACCCTTTAATTGATTTAGGCGAAGAACCACAAGACAATTGGATTTTAATAGACGAAAAAGAAGTTGACTACGAAAATGACGATAAAGAAAACGAATTGTTAAGTAAAGAACCTACACAAAGTTTATTAAGCAAGATAGTTAACTTGGTTTCTACAGGTGACGCAAGACCAAACATTACAAGTAGACAAGACAAAGTAATTGACGGAGTAAAGTTTGTTGTTCGATATAAATACGAAGGCGAAACGACAAAAAATAGACGTGAATTTTGTACGCAAATGGTAAAAGCAAACAAGATATATAGAAAAGAAGATATTTTAAATATGAGTACACAAGTTGTTAACGCAGGTTGGGGACCTAAAGGAACAGACTACTATTCTATTTGGTTATATAAGGGCGGTGGAAATTGTCACCATAGGTGGAACAAACAAGTTTATGCAGTATTTGAAGGAACAGGATTAAACATAACCGCAAACACAAAGAAATTAGCACAAGCAAAAGCCGCTAAATTTGGATATGTAATTACTAATCCAAGTTTAGTTGCACAACGTCCAATTGATATGCCTAACAAAGGGTTTTTACCTACAAATAAAAAAGAGAATTAATGGCAGAAGCACTTTTAGTAACACGACAAGATTTAGTTAAATTCACTTCGTTAAACGGAAACGTTGACACGGACAATTTTATACAATACATCAAGATTGCACAGGATACAGACTTGCAAAATTTCACCGGTACGAAGCTCCTAAACAAGATAAAAGCGGACATAATAGCAAATACATTAAGTGGAAATTATTTAACGCTTACAACGACTTATTTAAAGCCAATGCTTATTCATTTAGCAATGAAGTATTATTTGCCGTTTGCAGCTTACACGATTTCAAACAAAGGAGTTTACAAACACAATTCCGAAAATAGCACAAGCGTAGAAAAAAACGAAATAGATTTCTTAATTGAAAAAGAAACACAAATAGCACAACACTACACACAACGTTTTATTGACTACATAAGCAATAACAATAATTTGTTTCCTGAATACAATTCAAATTCCAATAGTGATATGTTTCCGGACACAAACAACAATTATACCGGATGGTACATTTAAAGACATACAAACCAAAAGAAGTCAATATCGTAAAATTAAAGACTTACTTAAAAAAATTAGAAAATGGCAAATAGTAACGGTTGGGGCGATGGTGCTTCAAACAATAACATAGGTTGGGGACAAGGTGCAATTAATAATATTGGTTGGGGAAAATCACACTTGGTATCTTATGCAGGTTTAACTGATATTGTAGGTTCACCAATTCCTTCTTTGGTAAGTGCATTTGAATTACGAGTTGTTACGGATGGCGGAACAATGGAAGCCAATTCTTGCTTAAACACGGAATTAACAAATTTAAATAGTATAGTATGAGTTTATTAGACGATGCAAGTTTAATTGTAACACCTAACGGATATAAAGGCGGAGTAACAACGGGAAAGTTGTATAGCGTAAAACCTACCGATGCAAGTGGCGATATGGTTGTTTCAAGGGCAACTACTGCTACAAGGGTAAATAGTAGTAATCTTATAGAAAGTGTTGCTATCAATGTGCCACGTTTAGACTATACTAATTCAACTTGTCCAAGTATATTAGTTGAGCCTACAAGGACTAATGAATTCTTTTATAGTGAAGAGTTTGATAATGCTTATTGGGATAAAACAAATGTTACAGTAACTGCTAACACTAC